TTATTAAGGGATAATCGGTTCGCTTGTTTTGTGGTTGGGAACATTAGAAATAAAAACGGATTTATGGTTGATTTAGTTGGCGAAACTATAAGGGCATTTGAAAAAGCGGGATTGAGATTTTATAATGAAATAATACTAAGGAACCCAGTTGCGAGTGCTAGTATGAGGGCAGATGGTAATATGACCTATAAAAAAGTAGTCAAAACACACCAGAATGTTCTTGTGTTTATTAAAGGAGACCCCAGGTTATTTAATAACCCTTAATAAACCCTTAAATAAAAGTTATTAAAGGGCTTGATTCATGTTGTATTTTACCATATCTTCTTGTTGTGATTAAGATAACAAACAAACAAAAAAGCGAGGAAAACATGAATAATAAGGGAAAATTTAACAACAGTAGGGGTTTTGGAGTTGAAATAGAATTTTTAAGACCCAGAGAAGTAAGCAGGGAAGACATTGCAAATGCAATAGAGGCTAGAACAAACATACATTGCTTAGAAGAAGAATATAACCACACAACAAGAACTTACTGGAAGCTAGTTAATGATTCTTCTGTTTACACAACAATTAGTAATTGGTTGGGTCACAATGAAATAGTTTCTCCAATACTTTATGGGGCGGATGGTTTAAGCCAACTTAAACTTGTATTGGATGTGCTAAATGACTTGGATTGTAAAGTTAATCGTAATTGTGGCATACACATACATCACGATGTTACTGAAAAAATGATTGAAGGTAAAAAAGAAGGTCAAACATTTTTAATGAACCTTATAAAATTTGTTGCTAAGTATGAACACTTAATTTACAAATTGGTCGCACCCTCAAGATTAGATGATAGACGATATAGCACTCCAGTTAGAAGAGAATATTTTAATGGAATGGATAAGTTGGGTGTCAGGCAAATGGTTAAAATGTTGAAACAGGATTGTGATAATAAATATAGATATGGAAATGAACTTGGCAGTGGTATGGGTTGTCCAAATGTACAGTATAGTAGGGGTTGTGGACTTAACCTTAGAAATGTTTGGACTAGGGGTTCTGTTGAGTTTCGTTACCACAACGGTTCATTGAACTTTGGTAAGATTGCTAATTGGATTGTAATAACCCAAGCTATAGTAAATACAGTTGAGGGTATAAAAAGTGTCCAAATGAACTATGTGCCAAATGATGTTGAGCGTGGTCTTTGGAGACTTAGGAAAGCACTTGGTTTTGTTGCTACCGAAACTGACACCATTGTTAATTGTGCAAGTTCTTATATGCTTAAAAGATATAAGCAGTTAAGTGCCAGAGAAGTTGAATATAATGCAAATGATGATTACAGAAATTTTGTACAAGATGGATTAGAAACAAATATGGAGGTAATTTAAAATGTGTGGATTAGCAGGAATTGTTTTAAAACAAAAAGAAAGAACGACCGAGGCTCTGCGGGGAGCCTCACAATCTTTTACAAAGATGTTGACTGAAGCAGATATGCGGGGTGGACATGCCACTGGTTTTGCTTTGGTTGATAAGCATGGTGATTATGTAATATGTAAAAAGCCGAAAGATGCTTATGACTTTTTTGTAGATAGTGACGTTTTAGATAATATTGATATGGTTTATGACGGAATCACTTGTTTAATGGGTCACACCAGGTATGCGACACTCGGCTCACCATCAATTAATAAAAACAACCATCCAATAAGAACTGGCAGGACAATAGGGACACACAATGGTTCTATATCCAACCACAAAGAATTGTTTCATAAATATGACATGGAAAGACATGCCCAGGTTGATAGTGAAGCAATTTTTAGACTATATGAAACATCTAGCAACGTAGATGATTTTCTTGATAATAGGTTGCCAAAGGTTGAGGGTCGTGTTGCGATTGTTTGGGCGGATTTAGAGCGACCAGATTACATTTATATGGTCAAAGCCAACAATCCTATAGAAATGGTTTATGTCCCCGAGATTGATGGATATGCTTATGGCAGTACCATGTCTATAATAAAAGCGGGTTTTTGGGGCGATTATGAAAGAATAACAATAGAACCTAATACAATGGTAAGGATAAACACTAAGACGTTGGAGATTGATACTAAAATAATTGAGATTGCAAAGCCTAAAATCAAGAAGTTCTCATTTTATGATGAACAGATTGGTGCATATAAAGACGAAGAAGAAACAGTTTCAAACTTTGTTCCTCGGTTTTCATATAGCGACCAACTAAAACTATTTAAAGCCAAAGATGGCTCAACAATAAGGAAGGTAAAATAATGTTTGATTTATTTGTATATGGCACATTAAAAAAGGGAGATATTAATCATAATTTCTTAGATAAAAGGATGTTGGCAGACAAAGGAGAAAAAGCAGAATTTTTAAGACATGAAATTTTAAAAGACCACTCTCTTTATTTGCCAAATGGTTTCAATTTTCCAGTAATGATAAAAGAAAAAGGGGGTCGGGTATATGGTGAAGTGTACCAGGTTGATAGCGATAAAATAAGATATATTGATATGCTAGAGCAGGAGGGGGTTTTTTATAATCGTGTAGATAATGGTAAATTAGGATATAGTTATTATTTGTGGAATGAACGAGAACATGGAATGCTCTATACACTGGTTGATAAAATAGAAACTGGATATTGGGAAGTAAAGCGTGATGCTCTTGGCAGGAGTGATGTTATTTATAATGTTATGATAGATAATAGAGAATATTCTGATACTGCGGATAAGTTAGTATTTCACATGAGGTTTTTTGATGGAAAAAGAGCCCCAACAAATAAGATATATATGGATTTAGTAAAGAGAAGAAGTCACCAAGACCTTAACACCGAAAACGAAGATATATTTATAAGGGATTGTATCATGCAAGGAATAGTAAGTGAAACCAAAGCCCCTCAAATATAAAGTTAAGCACAATATTAGTTGCGACATTTGCGATGAGTGGGTTACAGTTGTAAACAAACAAGATGGAATTTGGGTGTGTAAAGAGTGTGACGAAAAATACCCAAAATGGAAAAACTAGAACAACTAGAAAGGATAGTAACTATCGTCTCATACGAAGAATTCAGTGATTTGGTGATAAAAACTGGCAACGATGATTTGACAACAATGGAATTAGTTGATGCGATAGCACAAATAAATTCAATAATATATGAAGCGAGGGGTATTTATGAAAGTTAATAATGTTAATCACGATTTTTTATACCATGCTGAAATACAATATGAAACCAAAGATGCCTTTAATTTTAAAAGTGCGATGGGTAACTCAATAAAAGACCTAATGGGCGATATAGATTTAAGATTAAAAGAATTAAAAACCAGAAATCCCAAAATAGTGCAGGTATTATATAAGCCCAATACAGAGTCTATTAACATTACCCCTAAGGTACTCTCGCTCATAAAGCTAAACCCCGCATATTCAAGCGAATAAACCCCTAAAACACCCTTTCATATATAACTTTATTTAGTTAAAATAACTTCTTTCAATAGTTTTAAAAGGGTTTTTAAATTTTAAGGTGGAAATAGTTTACTATAATAGTGGTGACATTATGTTGGCTGAGTACAACCCAAGACAATTAACAAAAGACCAATACAAGCAATTAAAAGACTCGATTGTGCGGTTTGGGTTGGTTGACCCGCTAATAGTTAATAAAAATAAAAACAGAAAGAATATATTGGTTGGCGGACATCAAAGACTAAGAATAGCAAAAGAAATGGCTATTGATAAAATACCATGCGTTGAGGTTGATTTAGAACAAGAAGAGGAAAAAGAATTAAACATTAGGCTAAATAAGAACGTTGGGGAGTGGGATTATGATACTTTGGCTAATTTTTTTGATACTGATGAACTTATGGAGTGGGGTTTTAGTAGCCAGGAATTAGGTTGGAACGAAGCACCATCAAATGAGGACTGGGCATCCTATTTTGAAGAAAAAGGCGACACCAGTGGAGTAGATAATAGACACCAAATTACATTTGTATTAAACAAGGTTGAATTAGAGGCATTACAGACTAAGTTGGCAGAATTAGACAAAAACAAGAACAAAGCAATCATGATGTTATTATGATAGTTAAGCCAATAGACAGAAAAGAAGCAAAGCGTGTTTGTAAATTACACCCACATGCTGAATCTCTACCAAATAGCTCTAAATATTATTTCGCTGCCTACATTAATGGAAAAGTCGCAGGTCTTGCTGTATGGGGGTGGGGCATTGTTCCCAGAAAAACCCCAAAAGCCTTATTTGGTGAAGCTGGTAAGTTTGATGATTATTTAGAATTATGCAGGTTTTTTGTGTTTGACTGGACACCTAAATACACAGCGAGTCGTTTTTTATCCTTTACACATCGGCTATTAAAAAAGCATACAAAAATAAAATATCTCTACACTTATGCAGCGGGGTTTCAAGGCTTAATCGGTACAATATACCAGGCGACTAATTATGATTATATTGGTAAAAAGATATGCTCCTTAGTTTATATACCAGAAAAGGGCATTGTTCACCCTATTGCTTTATGGCATAGATATTCAGTAAACAGTTTGCCAAAGCTAAAGGGGATATTTCCAAATGTTAAAAAGTGGGTTGGACACAATTTTGTTTATATTTATTGGTTGCGTGATAAAAAGAAATTAATAAAACATGCTAAATTTGATATATATGATAAATACCCAACAAAGGATGATTTAGAAGTGTGGCTTGAAAATGAAAAGGGTGATAAAGAACATATTGACGTTGCATTTGCTAAAACAGTTCCATTGATAAAATTAAAATCTAATAGAAAGAATTGCGATGCTGGTGTAAACAGTAGCATATCATCTTTCCAAGATGAAGGAGGCGGGGCAGTACCGACCGCATCGCTCAACAATTATGTCTAGTGCTGATAAACAACATAAAAGCAACGAAGGCGGAATAACTGGTAAAGGTTGGAAAAAAGGTGTGTCGGGCAACCCAAAAGGCAGACCCAAAAAGGGGGAAGCGTGGGCGGATGTTGCCAATGCTTTACTAGACTCAAAAGAGATAGACATAACAATGAAAACATCTGATGGTAAAACAAAAAGATTAAATCTGGGTGCAGATAAGAGTTTTCGTCATGCGGTTATTATTGGACAAATAAGTGCAGCAATCAATGGTAATGTTCCCGCTGCAAGGGAGTTAGCAGATAGGACAGAGGGCAAGGCAAAAGAAACAAGAGAAGTAACAAACAAGAATGAACCAATACAAGTAATGGTCATAGATGATTGAATGGACACTAAACAAAACAAGAAGAGAAATATTAAGCGATTCAAGCAGGTTCAAAGTTTTAGTGTGTGGACGGAGATGGGGGAAAACTACCTTGTCACTTATGTATTTATTGAAAGACCCATTTCAACAAGGAGAAAGAAGGTGGTTCATAACGCCAACTTATCGACAAGGAAAGCTCATAATTATGCCAGTACTCCGCCAAATGTTTGCTGGTTTTACAGGGGCTAAACTAAATGAGAGTGATTTATCAGTTGTATTTGACAATGGTGCGGAACTTGCGGTTAAGGGTGCAGACAATGAGCATAATTTGCGTGGTGTTGAACTTACAAAATGTGTAATGGATGAGATGGCATATATCAAACCCCATGTCTGGGAAGAGATTATTTATCCTATGTTAGCAACTACCCAGGGGAGTGCGTTGTTTATTGGTACTCCTAATGGTTACGATATAATGTATGATTTGTATAGTAGGGGGCAAAGCGAATCTGATTGGAAGTCGTGGCAATTTAAAACAATAGATGGTGGCTTTGTACCTGCAGAAGAAATTACAAGAGCCAAGAGAACAATGGATGCCACACTATTTAGGCAGGAATTTGAAGCATCATTTGAGACAACTGGTAACAGAGCAGCGTGGAACTTTGATAGAGACATTCACGTTAAGAAAGCAAGTGAACTGGCAAGTTATAAATGGTGGGGCTGCGATTTTAATGTCGATTTTATGACTGCTGTACTATGTACACAATACACCGATGGCACTGTACATTATTACAAAGAGATAAGATTAAAGAATAGCAACACTGAGGAAATGGGTAGGAAAATGAAAGCGATTGCTCCCAATATAGAAGTTTATCCAGACCCTGCGGGTAGTGCCAGGTCAACTACTAGCAACCGCAGCGACCATGCTATTCTAAAGGATTTTGGGTTTCTTATTCGGGCAAAGAAAGCACACCCAAGCCACATAGATAGATTAAATGCTTTAAATAGAAAGCTATTAGATGCAGAGGGGAATGTGGGTATGACTGTTGACCCTAAATGTAAATACTTAATAAAAGACTTAGAACAAGTGCAGCGAGATAAAAAGGGTGGAATCGATAAATCGCAAATAGAACTTACTCATTCATTGGATGCTTGTAGCTATGCAATAGCTTACAAATTTCCAGTAATAAGCAAAGCAAGTTCAATAATGAAATGGTAAACAAATATGTATAATTTTGGAAGAACAGTAAATCAAGTAGTCATCCCCGAACTATCTGAACAGATAATATTAAAAACAATAGCAAAGGCTGAGGCAGATTATCAAGAAAACCGACAAGCGGAAAGAATGACTGCATTGGATTTTTATTATAATATTAATATGGATAAACATTTAGAACAGTGGTTCAGTAGTGATTCATTAAGTCAAATTCCAACTTATCCACAAAAGGTTGTTCCAAGATTTGCAAGGGCTAGAATGATGTTATATAAAAACCAAATTAAAAGATTAATTGGTGGGGAAGAAAACGATGATTATAAAGAAATAGCCTACATGCTAGATAGCCAAACAAAGCAATTTAGTGAGTTGGCTTGGTTGTTGGGTAGTTGCCATTTTAAAACAAAATTTAATGAACGCAAAGAACGACTAGAATATGAGGTACTTCCTTTTGTAAAAGAATACTATATCTATGGAGAGACAGAACCTTATGGGTATAGTTATGAAATAGATAAAGGCGATAACAATGATAGAATGTTTATATTTTGGTCTGAAGATAGAGATGGTGTTTCAGGGATGCATTTCAAATTCAATCAAAATGGTAAGCGGTTCGCTATTAGTGGTAATGAGGATATGATTAATCCTTATGGTATAGCCCCAATTAGTAAGGTTGTTTATCCATCGGCTAGTTTTGATGTTGTGAGGAGTGCTGTTCAAATTGGTATTGCCATGACTGAAATTGCTTTAAGTGTTCGCTCAAGGTTAGGGCAACCAGTGTTCACAGGAATAGATGAGGGGCAATCTGTAATTAAATCGGGTATTGATAGTGCGATAATCCTGCCTGAGGGAGCGACATTTCAATATGTTAGCCCAAGCGGTGGGATAAATGAAATGATTGAAAGCGTTAAAGCATTTGCTAATCAAACAGCAGAAAATAATCACCTAAGAATAAGATGGGGCGAGTCGGGAGGCAACTCGCCTTCGGGTGAAGCACTAAGGATATTGGAAATTGAAAATCTAGAATCAAGGGAAAGCGATATTGCCTATTTTAAAGAATGGGAACACGATAGATTTGAAATAGATAAAACAATATTAGATGTTCATGGGTCGTTATCTTTGGGTGAAGATTTATCTATTGATTTTGGGGAAGTATCTTACCCAATGTCTATTGACCAAGAATTAAAAATGCTTGACTGGAAATTACAAAAGGGTGTTATGACCAAGCGAGAGTTGTTATTGCATTTCAATCCCGATATGAGTGACGAAGAACTAGAGGTTAAGATGGGTGAAGTACAAGAAGAAAAAACACAAGAAATCCAAGCAGAAAGACAAGCCAATCAACCAGCGTTATTTCAATCATTAAGGGAAGTAAATGATAGTCAATAAATTTTTAGATAAGATAGATATTTTAAAATTAAAGGTTGGGCAAGATGCCGACAAAATATTAGAGGCTATTGATATAGATGATTTATTAAAAGACCCCGAGGCATATTTGAACGCATTGGGACAACAGTTTATGCAAGACCATGACAAAGAAATAAAGCAAGGGTTTAAAGAGGGGAAAAGTTTTGCAAAAAAAATAATAAAGAAATCATGAGAACAACCATTGATATATCAAAAACATTTAACCTAAAAAAGATTAAGTTCGACTTATCTAAAGAAATAAACAAAGCTGCACAAAGCATTGTAAAAGACCATGATAAGCGGTTGCAACATGGGCAAGGTATTGATGGAAGACCGATGGCAAAACTAAAGGCATCCACAATTCACAGTAAAAGGGATAAAGGATATTCCAAGCCCAGAGTTCCTTTATACGCTACTGGTACAATGAAGAATATTAGAATTGCTAAAAAGGCTAATCAATCAAGCCAAGAGGCAAGATTAACCCCAGCAAAAAGCAGAAAAGAAATTGGAGTCTATCACCAGTCAGGCATTAGACCCCATGTAATAAAGCCTCGCCAGGCTAAAATGTTATATCCAATATTTAATTCTAGGGGAGAAAAATTTGGGGCTAAAAAGGTTAATCATCCAGGAACTCCACCGAGGGAGTGGTTTGGCGTAACTAAAAAAGTAGAACAAGAATTATTAAGGGGCATGAGAATTAAGATTGACAGGATTTTAAAGAATGCCTGAAGAAAAAGCTCCATTACAAACAGCACAAACATTAAAAAGACTTCAAACAGCTGCTAGAGCTATTGAAGAACTAGAAATTATTATAACAACATCAATGTCAACAACAACATCAAGGGCTATTCTAGATTTAGAACAAACAATAACAACACTTAGGGCAACTGGAGCAAGTGATGCTGTTATTAG